TTGGAAAGCCGACATGGCTTCTGATTCTTGGTTATCCAAGAACGTGCGTCCACTGACCTTGGTTTATATCTTAAGTGCATACCTTGCACTGGCAATTATGGACGGCACAGGTTTTCACATTGCCGAGTCCTACGTCACTTTGCTTGGACAGTGGGGAATGCTCGTGATGGGCGCTTACTTTGGCGGTAGAACGCTTGAGAAGTTGGCCGACATGAGGTCAAGAAAGTGAATCTGACTTCAAACTTTACCCTTGAGGAATTGACGATCACAGAGCATCGAAAGTTTGATAACACCCCAAACGAGGCCGAGAAAGCCAATTTAAAGCGTTTGGCGGCGTTTTTGGAGCAGGTCAAGGGGTTACTAGGCGGTAAGCCGATTATGGTCAACAGCGCCTTCAGATCTAAGCAGGTGAATGATGCAGTTGGGTCGAAAGATTCTAGCCAGCACCGAGTCGGTTGCGCGGCTGACATCCGAGTGCCGGGCATGACGCCAGATCAAGTTGTTCGTGCCGTCATTGCCTCGAAGTTGCAGTTCGACCAAGTGATCCGTGAGTTTGACCGCTGGACGCATATTAGCGTGCCCAATACGCCAGAAGCAAAGCCTCGACGCCAAGCCCTTATCATTGACAAAACAGGAACACGCCCATTTGCTTGAATGATAGCCAAATGAGAAAATACAGAAAAATGAAGGACTGACATGGCAAATATCCCATCATGGGTAATGACGTATGACGACTTGACGTCCACAGTGCTTCAGTATTTGGAGCGCAAGGACACTGCTGTCGTCAATGCCATTCCTACGTTTATCTCATTGGCTGAATTTGAGATTGCCCAAGAGATCAAGACTTTGGGCCAATTGCAAATTGTTGAGTCGACCATGACATCGGCAAACCCAGTCCTGCAAAAGCCTGCCCGGTGGCGGAAGACGGTTTCCATGAACGTCTCTGTTGCAGGTGTCTATCAACCAGTCTATTTAAGAAAATACGAGTACCTGAAAAACTATTGGCCTGACAACACAAAAACCGACATTCCATTGTTTTACGCAGATACCGATTGGGATCACTGGTATTTGGCACCGACACCTGCTTCAGCGTACAACTTTGAAGTGCTGTACTACGAGCGGATCGCACCGCTGAGTTCAACCAATCAGACCAACTGGCTCACACAAAACGCACCAAACGCAATGTTGTTTGGAACCTTGTTGCAGGCGATGCCGTTCCTCAAAAACGATCAACGCAGCATTTTTCAACAGAAGTACGCCGAAGCGCTCAAATCCTTGAAACAGGAAGATGTGTCGCGCATTGGTGATCGTCAAGCAGTTGCTGTGGACTCTTAATCATGACAAATTACGTAAACCCCTACACAGGTCAGACGATCAGCCCATCGCAAGTGGGTTATGAGAGTCTAACAATCACTACTGATACAACCCTTCAGTGGCCAATCAACGGAAACACTGACAGTGTTGTTGCCAACATCATTGAGGTGACGGCAACAGTCAACACCAATTTAAAGTTGTACATGCCGCCTGCGACATCAGTGTCTACGGGCCAAAGTGCATTGATCCGCAATATTGGCTCATACGCATTTACCGTTGTAGATACGGGTGGCAACACCATTGTGTCGATTGCCTCTGGCATTGCTCAATACATCTACGTTACCAACAATTCAACCATCAATGGATCATGGGGCACAGTCCAGTTTGGAGCAGGCACATCTGCTGCGAATGCTGCGACACTGGCTGGGTATGGCCTGACAGCCCTGAGCACCACGCTCAACACATCAACAGCGGTCAGCACATTCTCATCGTCATACACTTTCTTGCCTTCCGATCGATCATCCATGTATGTTTGGACTGGTGGCGCTGGGACGGTAACACTCCCATCAGCAGTTAATGTAGGTGCTGGTTGGTTTGTTGTCATCAAGAATAATGGAACTGGCATCCTGAACATTGCACTGACAGGTACCAACACCATTGACGGCAACGCAAGCGCACAGTTGCAGCTTGCAGAGTCTTTCATAATTGTGAGCAACGGGACAAATTATTTCAGCTACGCATATGGTCGGTCTGCAACATTTTTCTTTACCCAATTGGTAAAGAATGTGACTGGTGGAACAGTAACTCTGACATCTGCCGAGGCATCTGCAACCATTCAAGCATACCAAGGCACACTGGTTTCAAACTGCAATGTGATATTGCCTCCAACAGTTCAGTTGTACTCGTTTCAAAACAATACATCGGGTTCGTTTTCGTTAACTTTTAAAACAAGTTCGGTTGGTGCTTCAACAGTTGTTCTGCCACAAGGACAGACCATTATTGCGATCTGTGATGGCACAAACGTTTACAACGCTCAGACATCAACATCATCCACCATCAATGCATTGACGCTTGGCAACGGATCTGCAGCCGCGCCTTCGCTTTCATTCCAAGGCAGTGCAACAACTGGCTTGTACTTGGCTGCAAGTAATCAATTAGGTTTTGCAGTGAATGGGGTGAATGGCGCAACTTTGACACAAACTGGTCTTTTGGTGCCTGTAGGCATCAATGCTGGGGCATTCTGATGACGGCAAAAGTTATCGCACTACAGGTTGGAGCAGGCATTCAGAGGGATGGGACTCAATTCGCATCTGGCACCTATGTTGACGGAAAGTGGGTTCGTTTTCAGTATGGCCGTCCACGCAAGATTGGCGGGTACAACGGTGCATTCTTGAATGCTGCAGGCGTGAGTCGCGGCATGATCATGAGTTCGCAAGACAAGATCAATTACGTGATCTCTGGTTACAGTGATGGACTCCAGCAATGGACTACCGACAACGATGATGCAGTTGGTTTTGGACCAACCTCAGTTGAGCCTATAGGTTCTGTGGCATCCATCACAACCACAAATCAAGGCTCTGGATACAGCAACGGAACCTATACCAGCGTGCCGATCAATGCTGCAGTTGGATCTGGATGTTTGGCCACAGTCACTGTGTCAAGCAACCTTGTGTCCAGCATTGTAGTGACCACTGGTGGAAGCGGCTACATTCACAATGCGGCAGTAACCATCAGTACGGCCAGCATCGGTGGAACTGGTTCAGGCTTTGCTGGGTATGTTGCATCCCTGACCACGTTCAACCCCAACCCAAATACCTTGTGGCAGTTTGACATTGGCTACGATGCTTTGGGTAATGGCGAGAACAACCTGATTGCACACCCCGGCCAAAACCTGAACGACATCTCTTCAACGGTCAACACAAGACCCTTGTTCGGCCCTTTCACAGGCCTTTCATTGGCTCCTGTAGGCATTTTTACGGCCACGGGCACAACTACCAACGGATCACCCACTGTGACCTTTGCAACGACCATTGCGGCCATTGGAGCAGGGTTAACGGTGACAGGCACAGGAATCCCCGCAGGTACTACTGTGGTCTCGGCTGCAACAGTTGCAGGCGTATGGACGGTAACCTTGAGCGCCAATGCAACAGCGTCAACCCCAAGTGCAGTATTGGCCGCTGTCGCAGTTACGGGCACTGCTGGACAATTTTCTTGCACAGCAACAAGCAATATTGCGGTTAATCAAACGGTTGTCGTTACTGGTGCGTTAACAGGCTCTGCCACAGGAATTTCTGCTGGGACGTATTATGTAATTACCACCAACACAACAAGCACGTTTACATTGTCAGCAACGCTTGGCGGCACCGCAATCACCACAACTGCAGGCACAACCACTGGGTTAACTTTTGGCGCTTACTCAACACTGACTTTTGACAACAACATCTCAATTTCTGGTGGGATTGTGATGTTGTTTCCATACTTGTTCGTTTATGGCAACAACGGGTTGATCCAGAACTGTTCTGCAGGCGACTTCAACAATTGGACGTCTGCAGACTCCAACGCAAACAACGTGTCGTCCACCAAGGTCGTGAAAGGCTTGCCAGTTCGTGGTGGCACGACATCGCCTGCTGGTTTGTTCTGGACGTTAGACTCGGTGGTGCGTGTGACCTACTCCCCGACCACAGTAGGGAATGCAACTTTTTACTGGAAATACGATCTGATCACTCAGCAGTCGTCAATTTTGTCCAGCCAATGCGTCATTGAATACGATGGAATATTTTACTGGTGTGGCACCGACCGATTCTTGTCCTACAACGGTGTTGTTCAAGAAGTGCCGAACAACCAAAACAACAATTACTTTTTTGACAACTTGAACTACGCTCAGCGTCAAAAGGTTTGGGTGAGCAAAGTGCCTCGTTGGGGCGAGATCTGGTGGTTTTTTCCTTCAGGGGATAGCACTGAGTGCAATGACGCCATCATCTACAACGTGCGAGACAAGAACTGGTACGACGCAGGCAAAGCATTGGGTGCCCGTCGTTCTGCGGGTGTTTTCTCTGAAGTTTTCCAACGCCCGATCTGGGGCGGCAATGAGAAAAACACCACCGGAAGCTATACCCTGTGGCAACACGAAAAGGGTACCAATTCGGTTTATACCAATTTTGTCAATGCGATTGAGTCTTACATTGAAACCAACGTGATAGGCAGTCAAGCTGGCTTGATTGGATCAACTCAGCAGAGTGCTGAAAACCTCTGGACCCGCATTGAACGTATCGAGCCTGACTTCATTCAAAGCGGCGAAATGCAAGTCGTGATCACGGGCAAGTCCTACGCCGAGGACGTGGACGATCCTTCGGACCCTTACCCTTTTGACGGCACTACACTCAAGATTGACATGAAAGAGCAGCGTCGTGAGATGCGTTTGCGATTTATCAGCAACACCCAAAACGGCGACTACTTCATGGGCCGAATCCTGTTGAGTCTTGACAATGGCGACGTTCGCGGAACGGGGAATCCGTAATGATTACGTATGATCCCAGAAACATGACTTGGGACGAGTATTGCAAGCTCATGGCCGAACTGTTTGCAGGCAATCAGCTTGGGTACGTCCCAGAGGAAAATTGGCGTGATTGGGTCGACGGCATGAACGGTATTGGTTATTTTGTTCAGTCAGGCGTGCCTGACCATCGCGGCTTTGACAACTGGCAAGATTGGGCGCAGCAACTGACTGGGATCATGTCGCTTGCGACGTAAGGAATAAACATGGCAACAAAACAAAAAGCTGATCCCACTTATTTGCACGCAATTGATCCAAACTTTGCTCAAAATGGGTTTACGTTAGGCAATCCGTCAGCATTAAAAACAGTTTCTGTAATTGATCCTTATGCAATTCCTGATGAATATGGAAATTTAAATAACGATTTTAGTTACCAAGAGGACCCATACGGTCAACGTGTTGCATTTAGTGCAAATCAAGGCGTTGATAATGAGGGAAACCCTCAAGGCAGCCCCGAGTATCGCCAATTAACAAATGTTGGCGGCAAACAAGTTCAAGTTATTTATGACGAAAAAGGCAATTTTAAAAATGCTTGGGGCGATGACATAACTGTCAGTGGGCATAAATACACTCCTATTTATGACCAAAGAGGCAACATAATTAAATACGAAGACGCTAACGGTACTGGCTTTCAAGATTTTGCAAAAATGGTTGCGTTGTCTGTTCTGACTGCAGGCGCTGGTGGCGCGGCAGGGGTAGGTCAAAATTTATTTGGTTTGTCTGGCGCTGGAGGCCAAATCGCAGGTGGGGCTGCATTGGGCGCAGGCAAGGCTGCAATTATGGGTGGGGACATCCTTAAAGGCGCTCTTTCTGGGGGCTTTGGCGGTGGATTAAGTGGCTTTGCCAACGTACAGATTGGCGATACAGGCATATCAATTGGTGATGCAGCCAAGGGCATCAAAGCGGCCATGGCTTTGCAAAAAGGCGATTACTTGGGCGGTTTGTCTGCCGTGGCCAGCATGTCTGGTGTTGGCAACATGAAAATTGGCGACACAGGTTTTACAGTCAATGAAGCCGTAAAAGACATCAACATTGCAAATGCAATTTTGAAGGGCAAACCAAGTGCATTGATAGGTCTGCTTGCAACGGTTGGAAAGACAAGCGTAAAAGTTGCCGATTCTGCAGACGAATCGCAAAAACAAATCCTCAACGCTTTCCTTAATCCAACAGATTATTCTGGCAACCCATCTGTTCAGCTTGCAAGCTCCGACAACAATTCTGCGTTGGCGGCACTTGAAGATGAAAAATTACGTCGGAAGATTGAAAACGGCGAAATCATTGATCTTGGCCAAGTTAGCAACAAACCACCTGATGAGACTTTGCCAACAGGTTTGAATTTTCCCGGCGACCAAAGCACACCAACTCAAGAGCAACAACATCAAAGCATTCAAAATCTGCTTGCTGCTTTGGATGAAATTCAAAATGCACAGAACCCGACTGGTAATTTAACTTCGGGCAATCAAACTACCGACAATACGGTGCCTACGGGTGGTTTACCCTTTGGGAACCAAGCTGGGGATGAAACTACAGGAGGATTGCCCACGGGCAACCAAACGCCGGGTACAGGTAATCTGACCACGGGCAATCAAAATCCTTCAGATGACAATATTCCCGTGATGACCGTAACGGGTACACGCAATCCTGTTGACCTGACTTCCATCAATACTAGAAATGTTACTTCCCCGTTGACTTCAGTGTCAGGCACGCCTACCACTGGATCTAATTCTGCAAGTCAATCAAATCAAACTCCAAACCCTACAGACAACAAAGGTTGTCCACCGGGCATGCATTACGATGAACAAGTCAAAGCATGCGTTCCAGATGATCCGGGTGAAGAGATCATCATCAATTCAACAAGAACCCCAATTGACTTGAGCACGATCAATAATGCAGTGATCACGCCAGCGCCATTGTCGGTTGTACCCGTAACGCCTACCGTTACAACTCCTGCAGCTACACCGCCTGCAGCTTCAACTCCTGCAGCCTCAACTCCTGCAGCCACAACCTCATCGGGCAGCACAAAAGGCTCCAGCGGCTCGGGTTCTTCATACGCCGACATGAAGCTAGGTGCTTTTGACAAGTATTTGGCAGGAATTTACAGCCCTCAA